CACGAAGCTGATGGACCATGCCGTCGGCTACTTCATCCATCAGGACCCGTCGCCGATCCTTGTGGTGCAGCCGCGGGTCGAGGATGCAGAGAGCTACTCGAAGACCGAAATCGCGCCCATGCTGCGCGACACGCCGGTGCTTGCGGCAATTGCCGGGGATCAGAAGGCCAAGAGCAGTGACCAGACGATCCTGGCGAAGACCTTCAAGAACGGCTCCAGCCTGACGCTGGTCGGTGCGAACAGCCCGGCCGGCTTCCGTCGTATCACGTCGCGCGTCGTCATGTTCGACGAAGTGGACGCCTATCCGGTCGATGGCGCAGGCAACGAAGGTGATCAGATCGCGCTCGGCACGAAGCGGTCAGAGACCTTCTGGAACCGCAAGATCGTTCTCGGCTCGACACCGACGGTCAAGGGATATAGCCGGATCGAAAAAAGCTTTGCGGAGAGCGATCAACGCTACTTTTTCGTGAAGTGCCCGCACTGCGGTGAACGCCAGGTGCTCGAGTGGGGCGGCACGGACACGCCGCACGGCATGAAGTGGGATAAGGACGAGCACGGTAATGGCCTGCCGGACACGGTCTACTACGTCTGCCGACATAACGGTTGCATCATCCATGAGGTCGACAAGGCCGACATGGTAGCGGGCGGTGAGTGGCTCGCGACGAAGCCTTTCAAGGGCCACGCGGGGTTTCACATCTGGGCCGGGTACAGCCTGTTTCCAAATGCGTGCTGGTCGAACCTCGTTGCCGAATGGCTGCGAGTCAAAGACGACCCTCTCGCCCGGCAGACGTTCATCAACCTCGTGCTCGGCGAGCCATACGAGGATCGCGGCGATCGCGCGCTGAGCGAAGCGCGGCTTGCTGCTCGTACGGAAGTCTGGTCGGCAGAGGTGCCTGATGGCGCCGGCGTCCTGACTGCTGGCCTCGACGTGCAGGACGACCGCGTCGAAGCAGAGACCATCGCGTGGGGGCACAACGAAGAAAGCTGGTCGGTCGATCACGCGGTCTTCGAGGGCGATCCTGAGAGCGCAGAGCTGTGGGCGCGCGTTGACGCATATCTGAAGCGGATATGGCGCCGTGCCGATGGCCGTGGGTTCGAAGTGATGGCGGCTTGCATCGACTCGGGTGGTCACCATACGCAGAAGGTGTACGAGTTCGCGAAGGCGCGGCTCGGCCGGCGGATATGGGCGATCAAGGGCGAGTCGGCACGCGGCGGCGCCCGGTCGCCAGTGTGGCCGACGAAGCGCCCGTCGTCGCGAACGAAGGCGACGTTTCGCCCGGTAATCATTGGCGTCAACGCAGCCAAGGACGTGATCCGAGACCGGTTGCGTCGCGACCCCGAAGAAGACAACGGCGTCGTGTCGTATCCCGCCGGGTACATGCACTTCCCGAGTGATCGCGACATCAACTACTTCGCGCAGCTCATCGCCGAGCGGTCGGTGACGAAGATCGCAAACGGTCAAAAGTTCAGGGTCTGGGAGTTGCCTCCAGGCCGGGCGAACGAGGCTCTCGACATTCGGGTGTACGGGTATGCCGCCCTGTGCGGTCTCATGCACATGGGGCTAAAGCTGAACCGGCGTGTGGAGCAGGTGAAGGCCGATCCGAGTCAGCTGGTCGAGCCAGCGCCTGTCGAGCCGACCGTTCAGGAAATCAATATCGTGCGGCCGGCACGCCCGGACGGACCGATCATTAAACAGGAAGTGGTTGCGAAGAAGTCGCGCGTTCGCCGGCTCGCTGGGTGACCAACCGGAGGTTTGCCTTGCCTTGCTTCGACCCGAACAGCAGCCTGCTTGCGGGCATGGACCAGACCGCGCTGCGCTATTCCCTCGCGGAAGCGCAGCAAATCTACATCCAGTTGTCGACGGGCGCCCAGGCGGAGTCGCTGTCTTACACGCAGGGTGACGGCACGCGGTCAGTGACGTACACCCGCGCGAATCTTGCGCAGCTTGCTGCGGCAATCCAACTTATGCAGGCGCAGCTCGGCATCGTCAGAGCACCCCGCAAAGCACTTCGACTGACATTCACACGACGATGACACAACCGAACGTACAGATCCTCGGCGCGGACGGTAACCCGTTGCCTGCGCGTGGGAGACGTGCGCTCGCGTTGAACAACGGTGGCGGGTACAGCAGCCAGACCGCGTATGACGCCGCCGACATGGGCGGCCAGCACATGCGGGACTGGAATCCCTTCCTGTGGTCGCCCGACGGCGAGCTAAACCCATACCGCGATCGCATCGTGTCGCGTGTGCGCGATCTGGTGCGCAACGATGGTTGGGCGTCCGCCGCGGTCACGCGCACGCTCGACAATGTGATCGGCGCTGATTTCCGGCCAATCTCGAAGCCGGACTATCGCGCGTTGCAGGCACAGACGGGTCTGACGACTTTCGACCACGTGTGGGCGGATGAATTCGGTCGCGCGATCGAGGCTGGCTGGCGCACGTGGGCGGAAGATCCGGGCCACTTCTGCGACTCGCAGCGCAAGTTGACGATTCCGCAGATGATGCGCCTGGCGTTTCGCCACAAGATCGTCGACGGCGACGCGCTCGGAATGCTGCGCTGGATGCCGAAGCGGCTGCGCCTCGGCGCGCGCTACGCGACGGTCCTGCAACTGATTGACCCCGATCGCCTGTCGAATCCGCAGCAGAACTTCGACAAGCAGATTATGCGCGGCGGTGTCGAGATCGACGAGGACGGTGCGCCGATTGCATATCACATCCGCAAGGCGCATCAGGGCGACTGGTTCAGCGGCAATAAGCAGGTCACGTGGGAGCGCATCCCGGCCGAGACCGACTGGGGCCGGCCGATCATCGTCCACGACTACGACTTCGACCGCGCGAGCCAGCATCGCGGTGGCGCAGGCATCCTCACGCCGGTGCTCCAGCGTCTGAAGATGCTGATCAAGTACGACGGCACCGAGCTCGACGCGGCGATCATCAACGCGATTTTCGGGGCGTACGTCACGAGCCCGTTCGATAAGCAACTGGTCGGCGAGGCGCTCGGCGACGGCGAAGAGGAAGCCCTGAACGGCTACCAGGACGCGCGCGCTGAGTTTCACGACAAGAATGAATTGCGGCTCGGTGGCGCGCGGTTGCCGATCCTGTTTCCCGGCGAGACGATCAATACGGTGTCGGCGACACGCCCGGCCGGCAATTTCGCAGAGTTCGAAAACGCCATGCTGCGCAACGTCGCAGCCGGTACCGGAATGTCGGCTCAGCAGATCAGCCAGAACTGGTCCGATGTGAACTACAGCTCGTACCGCGCGGCGGCGCTCGAGGCATGGAAAACGTTCGACCGACGGCGCAGCGACTTCGGTCGTGGCTTTGGCATGCCGATCTATGCGGCCTTCATCGAAGAGGCATTCGATGTGGACGAGCTCCCGCTGCCCGACGGTGCGCCCGACTTCATGTCGGCGCGCGCGGCATACACGCGGGCATGGTGGATCGGCCCGGGGCGCGGATATGTGGATCCGCTCAAGGAGCGCCAAGGGCAGGCCCTCGGTATCGAGAGCGGGATCTCCAGTCTCGAGGAAGAAACGGCGCAGGCCACCGGCACCGACTGGCGCGACAACGCAGATCAGCGCGCGATCGAGGTCGAGTACTACAAAAAACGCGGCGTGCCGCTCCCGTCGACTCTTATGGGGGCGCCGGCGGCGGAAGTCACTGAGGAACCTCAAGCGCAATGAACCATCTCCTGCCGCGGCTGGCGCAACGTGTTTTCAACACGCCGCTCATGCTGCACCCGCGAAAAGCGGAAATCGTTCTGGCTGCGCTATCGGATCGCCTCGGCATCGGACTGATCGGCAGGCTTGACGGATCAAATGTCGCGCCGTTGGCGATGGAAGACGACGACTATGGCTTCGCCGAACCGGGCAATAACCCTCGGACCGGCTACGACATGGTCGGGCCCGTGGCCGTCATCCCGATTCAGGGGACGCTCGTCCAGAAGCTTGGATCGTTGCGCCCCTGGTCGGGCATGACCGGCTATGACGGCATCCGTCAAAACCTGTTCACCGCGCTCGACGATTCGTCGGTGA